TCATGTTCCATTTTCCACCTCACACCACAGGTCGCGCCGCTGGTTGATCCGGAACTCGCGCGCGAGGTTGGCAGGCCATGGCTGGCGCGCGTCGATCTCTTCCTGCACGTAGCGGAAGTCCTCGGTCTGCGAGCAGAAGAACACGCGCGGATCAGTCGGTTCGCTCGGGGACAAGAGGCAGGAACCAACTGTCAGGCACAGTGAACCCATCAAGGGTGTGCGGAATCCCGGCATCGATGTCATCTCCTTCAAGGGTGGCGGCCAGCAGCGCCTCGCATTGCGCAAAGTCATCGCGCGCGGCATCACGGGCATCGCGGACCTGGTCGAGGCGGTAGGTCTGGATCGCCGCGAAAGACCCGAGCGCCAGCGTGATGACGAGGAAGATCGAGAGGAGGTTCATCCCGCGCCCTCCATGCAGAGGCGGTATTCATCGGCCCGCCGGTTGACGAGCCCGCGGATCACGCGCCCACCGGCCCGGTTCCACCACGTCAGAGCCTCACAGCCGCCAGCCACGTCACCAGCGTTGAGGCGACGCAGAGCAGTAGAGCGTCGAACGCCTCCCGTTCCGATATTCCACGACAGCGATGTGAAGGCGGCATCGGTCTGGGGCGCCAAGGCGGTGATGGTGAGCGCAGGCCGCCAGCCCCGCCAGTATTCCTCCAGCCCATCGCGCAAGCCCTGTTCGCACTCCTCCTCTGATCGCGTTTCACCGGGTTGCACGTTCTGGGTTTCGCCATAGCAGATGGTCCACACAGGAGGTTGAGCGATGGTGTCGAGATAGGCGGTTGTCCGAAGCCCCTCCCACCGCGCTACCAGAGGCACGGCATGGGGCGCTGTTTCATGCCACGTCGGAAGCGCCCCCTGACCCGGCAGCGATGTCGCGCAGATGGCGAAGAAGGTGCAGAGCAGGCTCATTTGTCACCGATCCCCTGGTCCTTCAGGCGGCCGATGATGCCGTAGGCCAGCAGCGCCACACCGATACCCCACCAGAAGCGCGGAGAGGCGATGTCGCGGCCAAGGATGAGGAACAGGATGTCCGGGGTGATGAGCGCGAGGAGCGACAGATAGAACGCCAGCATTGAGTGCGAGTGCGTGGCGACTTTTTTCCAATTGGGGATCAAGCCCATCCGAGCCTCCTTTCGTTTGTCATGGGTTCGGGGATCAGCGCCGCAGGCGGGCGCAGAACTCGCGCAGGCCGCGCCAGACGCGCAGCCCCTCGGGGTAGAACGGCGCGCTGAAAATCGACCAGCCCCGGCGCTGCGCGGGCGGGATCGTCAGCCACAGCACCATCAGACCGGCCACGCCGATCGCGATCGAGGCGGTGTTGAACGCCGCGTTGAACAGCGTGCCGGCAAGCCCCATCGTGTCGAACCGGCCCGTGACGAAGGGGCGCCACACGTCCCAGTAGCCCATGCGCGCGACGCTCTTGATCTCGGCCAAAAGCAGGATCGCCGTCATCCAGAACTCCGGTTCGTCCCAGCGTTTCTGCCGCAGCCGCCGCAGGAAATGCGGCGCGAACCCGCGAAACGACAGCAGCATAAACGGCAGCGCGACCAGCGCCGTCGCCTCGTTCGCGTAGTAGATCATCCCTTGATCCTTCTTTCCAGCATCACCTGCGTGATCACGGCGTCGATCTGACGCTGACGTTCGTTCGACCGCTCCTCGATCGCGCTGCGCAGGCTGCCGGCCGAGGCCTTGACGGTCGCGACTGCCCGCTCGGCATGGAACGCCTGAAGGCGCAACTCGGCCTTCTGCGCGGCCTTCCGCGCGCGCCGGCGGCGGAAGAAATCGAGCACGCTACCCATTGAAGCCTCGAACGATGCGATCCATGTCCCGCCCCTGTTCCCGCACGGCCTGTTCCATGTCGCGCATCGCGGAGGTGGTGGTTTCGGTGATCTGCCGCATGGCTTCGCCGTGACGCTGCGCATCTTCGACCCGTGCCCCCATCTGCTCGATCAGTTTGCGCGCCAGCCAGGCGACGCAGGCAGCCAGCCCCACGATGATCGCCGCCCCAAGGCCGCCGCCGAGCTGCTCGATCAGCCCGTTCCAGTCCATCACTCGGCCTCCATCTCCAGCGTCAGGTCGCGGATCAGTTCGCCCGTGTGGTCGCCGTCAACCGTCGCGATGGTCAGCGTGATCGTGTAGGTTTCGCCCGCCGTTCCGCCCGAGACCGAGACCTTGACGAGTTCGCCGTTGAACGTGACCTCCTCGATCACCAGACCCGAGCCGCTGACCGAGGCCGTCACCCCGGTGATGGTTTCGTCGTCGCCGAGATTGCGCGCCAGGTTGACGGGGTAGACTTCCGTCCCGCCCACGGGCTTGCGTTCGAGGATCGGGAACGGGCCGGAGCCGTCGCGGAGTCTGGTCATGGCTTACCTCAAGACGATGTTGCGCCGGCTGCGCGGCAAGGTGACGGTGCGGCCCGTGTCCGGCAGGACGACGGCCCGATCCGAGCGGGGCAGGACGACAGCCCGACCACTGGGGGGCAGGACAACGGCCCGCCTCGATCGAGGCAGAACGATCGCGTCAGGGCCGGCCACCAGGTCGGGATCGAACACGCCGACGATGACGGGCGCAGGCGCAACCCCGGCCGCGGATCCTGCGCCGGTGGCGGTGCCCGTGGCCTCGACGGTGCGCTGGCCCACCGCGCCCGCGCTGGCCGTGCCGTCCGCATCCCCGGCGGCCTCGATGACGGCGGCGCCCTCGGCGGCCACGGTGGCGCTGCCAGCCGCCTGCCCGGCGGCATCCCCCGTGCCGCCCTGCGCCGCGACGCTTGCAACGCCCCCGGCCGTGCCCGCAGACTCGGCAATGGACTGCCCCGCACCGCTGACCTCGGACGTGCCAGCCGCTTCACCGCTGGACGCTTCGGCATCCCCTGAACCCGTCGCACTGGCCGAACCGGAGGCCGCGCCCGAGGCCTCTGCCGTGGAAACCCCGACGCCCGACGCATCGGCTAGGCCTGCGCTGGCCCCGTCAGCTGCTGCCGTGGCCGCGCCCGCACCGGAGGTGGTCGCGGCGCCCTCTGAGACGCCCGCGCCGGTGCCCGTTGCAGCCCCCTCGCCGGAGGTCGTGGCCGCACCCGAGCTGTCGCCATCGCCGCCTGAAACAGAAGCGCCCGCCCCGGTCGCATCCGCCTGCCCTGTCGCCGCGCCGGTCGCGCCGGTGACAGCCTGCCCCGCACCTGCGGCGCTTGCCGTGCCGGTGGCTGCGCCCTGAGCAGCAGCGGTCGCGCCACCCTCGCCCGATGCAACGGCTGCACCGCTGGTGGCCCCGTCCGTCGAGGCCGTCGCCTGCCCCACGCCAGCGCCGGACCCGGCCCCGGACGCGCTGCCGTCGCCCTCTTCGATCGTCGCGCCGCCGCCCGAGGCTGGAACGACAATCGTATAGGCCGTGACCTCCCGGTCGGTGCTGATCGTGTAGGCGGCAGGATCTTCGGGCGAAATGGTAACGTCTTTTTCCGAGACGACATTCCACGAACTGCCGATGTTCGCACCTTCCGCGACCAGCGTGTAGCCGGTCGGGTAGGCTGAAACGCTTTCCTCGTCGCGCGAGACAAACCCCGCCAAGGCAAACGTGTCCGCGCTCCATGTCCACGAGCGGCTTGGCGGGTTGGGAGTATTGGTGCGGCTGCTATTTGTGGACGCCGTGGCGATCAGCGGAGCTTTGGTGTCGTCCCACCCGCTGATCTCGATGACGTGCGCCGTGGTATCCCGGTCGCTGTCAAAGCTGAACGACTCGGAACTGCCCTCGGTGCCGTCGATCTCGCGATACCAGACGAGAACGGACGCGGTGTTTCCCGCCTCGTTGTTGTCCCCGCCGATCAGGCTGAGGTTGCCGCCTGTGTGGGCCACCGTCCCCGCGTCGTCCGACCAGCCAACGATGAACAGCGCCAGGTTGCCAACGGTCATGCCCGCCGGATAGTTAGCGTTGAACGTCTTGCTCTTGCCGGTCGTGGTCCGGCTCTGGACGACCGCGGGGGCGGCCATGGATCAGTCCTCGGAAATGGTGGTGCCGGTGCCCAGGCGCGGCGTCACGCCGGTCGAAATCGCGATGTTGGGCGAAATCGCACCGCTGTAGAGGATCTTCGTCGCGCCCGACGCGGCCACACCGACCGAGAAATGGGTCGCGGTTTCCGTGCCACCCGTGCAGGCGGGGAAATCCACCGCGCTCGTCAGCGTCACCTCGTTGCCCGACACGGTGAAGCCCGCCGCGCCGCGCGTCACGGCCTGCCGCGCGTAGCTGGTGTAGGCGCACTCGTTGCTGGCCTGCGTGCCCGCCTCGCCCGGGTCCGCCGTGTGCAGCGCCAGGTAGAGGCTGGCCAGGGGCGAGGTGCCCGCGTCGTCGGCAAGGTTTGCAATGGCGTCGCCGTTGAAGATCAACGCCAGCAGGTCGTTCTCAAAGGTGTTGGACTTCGACATGGGTCGATCCTTTCAGTCAGCGGGCATCCGCCCGGTTGGGTTGAAAAATCAGATGATGACCTGCACGAGGCCGGGTCCGCCTTCTGCGCTGGACCCGCCGCCGCCGCCCGGAGACTCGCCCGCAACGTTATCGTCACCGCCACCGCCGCCGTAGGTTGACGCGCCGCCGTCGCCGCCATTGCCGCCGCCCCCACCGCCGCCATAGACGGACGCGCCGCCGTCTCTGGTGCTGGGGGCGTCATCGCCGCCCGCGCCGCCCGCTTCGGGCAGGGTTGCGCTACCGCCGGGGGATACGCCGCCGCCCAAGGTGCCTGCCGTTGCTCCGCTGCCCGCAGACAGAAGGCCCGCACCGCCGCCACCATCGGGCGCTGTGCTTGACGCGCCACCACCGCCGAATGCGGTCAGGTAGCTGCCAAAGGTGGAGTTGCCGCCGTTGCCACCGGAGGAAAAAGACGTGGTCCCGCCCTCGCCAACGGTCACGGCGACGGAGTTGGGAAGGTCGCCAAGGCGCAGGACGATCTCCGCATAAGACGCGCCGCCGCCGCCGCCAGTGACGTTACCACCACCGCCGCCGCCCCATGCGCGGACACGAACAGGCGTGTCGTCACCCAGCCCGTCCGGCTTCGTCCATGTCCCGTCTGCCGTGAACTCCTGCCAATACCGCGCCGCAGGGCCTGCATCGCCCTCGCCAATGGCCGAGGTGATGTAAAAAGAGCCGCCGTTGAACCGGCCAACGACCACCATACCACCAGTCACTTGGCCGGGCTGAATAGCCACCCCGGCAGAGCTCAAAACCGGGTATGGCGGCCCGCCGTTCACGCTGAGCGTCATCGCCCCGGTATTGTCCGCAGGCTGAACCCACGTGACGCCCATGCCGAACAGCCAGCCGCGCGTGCCATCGCCCGAGCCTTGCAAGAAAATCGTGTCCGTTGCGGGCGTGTCCGCGTTGTCCTTGATGTCTGCCGTGAGCGTGTCGCCCTCGGATCCGCCCGAGGTGATCGTCAGCGCGACGACGGTGTGATCCATCACGCGGTCGAAGCGGTAACCGATCAGCGGAACAGCGGAAAGCCACTGAACAACACCGGCCAGGAATGATCTGCTGTCAGCCATGCCCTATACCCTCACTTCAAGATGTAGCTGAACGAGCCGTAGAAGGCGACGAGGCCCGCGCCGGTCGCGTTGGTCTGCATCTCCAGCTCGTCATTTGTCGTGTCGGCTCGCACTATCATCTGGTTGGAATACTGGTTGGCCCCGACGCCGCGCGCGTCCGTAATGCCGGTGAAATCGGACAGGACAGGCAGGCTGACCCGCCACGTACAAAGCCCCGCACCGGTTGCCGTGATCTGCGTGTAGAAGGTGCCCGTCACCACGTCGCCGCTCACACTGTATTGGATGGAGCAGGACGGCGAAGAACAGTTCGTCACCGCCGTCGCCGTGGCTGTGTATGATCCTGAAGCGATGCGGTTCGTCCGGGTGCCGGAATTGTCCTGCACCTTGGACGTCATGGCCGACCCGCTGATCTGGTTCTCGCCGATGATGTTGCCACCTACGCCCCCGGCCAGCTTGATCCCGTGGATATGGTGGTCGCCTGTGATGACGTTGCCTTGCACGATACAACGCGTGGTGCCGGAGTATTCCAGCGTAATGGCCCCGATATTGGCCGTGTCGGACTGGTTAGCCCCGCTGATCGTGTTGCCGACCACCGCAACGTCGATTGCCCCGGTCGTGCCGTTGGACGGGGATGCGGTCTCGGACAGAAGGTAGATGCCGACAAGTTCGGTGCTCTTGACCGTGTTTCCGGTAACCGACCCGTTGCGACAATCGGACACCATGATGCCATGGAACGCCGTCACGTTCTCGATCAGGTTGCCTGAAATCACGAAGTCGTCGTTGATCCCGTTCCGCCCGTGGTAGTTGATGCCCACTTGCGACACGCCTGAAATCAGGTTGTTGGCGATGACGTGCCGGGAGCAGCCCGACGGGTCATAAGCGCCCGTCTGGCCTGTGACGATGATGCCCGCCTCGGCCACGCCCCCGCCGATGATCGTGTTTCGGGAGATCACGCCAAGAGTCGCGCCGTCCCAATTGTCGAGAACGGCGTCCCCCTCGAACGTGCCATCGAAGGAGTCGAACACGCAGATATTGTCGAGGATCTTGTAACGCTCAGACCCGATGGAGCGCACCGCTGCGCCGGAGTGCGTGAAGCGGCACCCCTGCACCACATGCCCAATGCAGTCGCGGAAATTCAGGCAGCTATGCGAGGCCAGGATGCTGGACACGCCGCTCATGTCGAAATGAACGCCGCGAATGGTGAAGCCAGACTTGGCGTCGAAGTCGATGATGGTCTGACCAATGCCAAGGCCGCCCGTCGCGATAGCCGCCGACGCTTTCAACGTGCCGGGGCCGTAGATCTCCTGATCGCTGGCCCCCGACAGCGGGCTGGTAACAAGGAACGTCCCGTCAGGCACATAGACACGACGCGCCCCGCTATTGAACGCCGCTTGAATAGCTGCCGTGTCGTCGGTCGTGCCGTCGCCAACCGCGCCGTGCGTGAACAGGTCCGTGCCGCCGAAATACGACATCCCGGCCATGGCCCGCTTTGCCGTATCGACATCCAGCGCATCGCTGGTGAACCAGTCCCGGTCAAATTCCACGCTCATGCCGCGCCCCCATAGTAAAGCGCCGCGCCCTGATAGGTCATCGGGTCGCCGCGCCATGTCACCAATTCGCTGAACAGTTCCGGCGCTTCCGGCTTGCACAGGATTTGCGCCTCGTATTTCGACGGCCGCCCGATCTCGGCCACGATCAGCCGCCGCGACTGCCGCCCACCCGGCCCGACCGCGAGCATGTCGCCGCGCCCGAGGTTGGGGATCAGGGCGGGTTCGGCCAGTTCCAGCGTGTCCGTCTCGCCCGTCGCGTTGGCCAGCCGCCCCGTGGTGCGCTGCGCCGCCCCGTCGCGCAGGATAAAGCAGCTGCGCTGGCCCAACTGCGTCAGGTCATCCACCGCTGACAGGTCAGGCACATCGGCCAGGTCGTCGCCATTGACCAGCGGCACGGTCGCATCCAGCCGGATATGCGTGACCTCGCCCGAGCCGTTGACGGTCCAGTCCACCACCCGGCCATAACCAACGTCGCTGTAGATCGTGTCGGACTGCACCTCGATCAGGTCGCCGCGCCGGATCGTCAGCGCCGCGATGTTGGCGACGAAAGTCACGTCCATCGCCCGCGCCGTGCGCTCGGTCAGGTCAAACTTGGCTTGCCGGATCACCTCGGCCTCGGTCACGAGATCGGGGTATTCGACGGCCCGCAGCTTGTTCTCGTCCGCGTTCGGCGGCCAGATCAGTTCTTCCGGGCGATAGTCGCGGGCGCTGTCGGGATAGGTGATACGCAGGCCAGACAGATCCTCCGGGTAATCCTTCCGAAACTGCAAATCGCGGCTGTTGCGCGGGGTGAACAGCATACGCGGTGCCTCGCCCGCCGTGTGCCTGCCGCGCACCACGCCCCATTCATTCGACATGCGGGTGCGCGCGAACCCGGCCAGCGCCAGACGCTCCAGCACCTGCGCCACGGTCCCGCCCTCGATCACCGCGTTGACTTGGTAATCCAGCGCCTCGCAATCGGCCCGCCATGCCACGAGGTCGTCATCGTCGATGATCTCCGCAGGCACCGGGTCGGGGTTCAGCCCACCGGCCAAGGCATAGCGAAAATGCGGGGCGGGATTGGTGGTCGTTGTCCAGTTGCGCCAGGCGATGCCGTCCCAATCGGGAACGTAGCCCTTGGCCACGCAGGACATTTCCCCAAGCTGGACGTTACGTGCCCGAACAGCGATCAGCGCCAGCTTGTCGGTTGGAGCCGGGTGGCGGTTCCAGACCGAAGAAGCCCGCATGATGCCGACAGCCGTAATCCGGTCTTTCTGCGATTCCGCGACCCTCAGCTTGCCTTCACCAGCCGCCCCGAAGAGGTTACGCACCGTGCCGCTGGTCTCATAAGTGGCAATCTCGAAGGTGCCGAACTTGACGGCAATTCCGCGCTGAATCTCGATCTCGTAGTAGTCTTTCGGGAAGGTGGCTGTATCCAGCCAGAAGGTCGCGTCGGTCTCGGTCAGTTCGACATTCTTGACCGCCGTGTCATTGTAGTTGTTGGCATCCAGCCAAGTTTCGCCGCTTCCCTTGTCGAAGGTGCTATCGGCCTGCCATGCCCCGCCCGCAGGCTCCAGCGTCTGCGCCGGAACGTCCACCAATGCGTTTAACCAACCCTCTTGAGAAGGGGCAGACACTTGCACCGAGGGGCTGTCAGCCCATTTCAGCGTGATCATGCCGCGCTTGGGACGGAGCGACGTGCCGACGTAGTGAATTTCGGGCAGGTTCTGCCACGTCTCGGTTCCCGCCCGGCGGATGCGGATGCGGAAGGGAACCCGGAGGCGCGTGGCCGTGCCGCCGTTGACATGCAGACCTTGGGTGAAGGCGTAGGGCAGCCACACCTCGTCCGGCTCTTTCTCGGTCGCGATGGCAAGCCATTCGGGCGTCCAGCCAAATTGCGCCGTATCTTCGACGGTGCGCCCGTTCTCTTGCAGCTTGTGCGTGGCGATTTCTTGCCCAATATCGCGCGTCGTGCCGTAACGGCGCACGAGGTCGATCCGGGGTTGACCGGGCCAACCTTCGCGCGTCTCGATCTCCACGCCCCGCAGGCTGTCCACCGAGATGTTGCCAAAGCGAATGTCGCTGATCTCGTGCGGACCTGCGAGATAGTAGACCGTCTCGGCCACCTCGTCCTGCCCGCCATTCTCGAAATAGCGCAGGGGCTGGCGCGCTTGCGGGAACACCTTGCGGACACCGGCCACGCGCTTGATAGGCGCACCGGGGCTGATCGCGTTACCCTGGATCTCGGCCACGCCAAGGCTGGCATTTGCGTCTGCATTGCTGGCCTGTGATGGGGCAGCAGGGGCGAAGGCCGCGCCGATTGCCGCCGACCCGATGCCAGAGAACGCCGCAGCCGCGAGATTGGCGCCGATGGCCCCCGCCCCGAAGAGCGCCTTGGAAAACCCAAAGGTCGTGAACAGTCCGCCGCCCGCGATGAAACCCGTACCTGCCAACAGCAGCAGGGATGCGCCAACGGCCAGCGGGTTTTTCCCGCCCTCGTCGCCGCCACCGCCACCGTGAATCGGGTAGAGGAACCGAACCTGCGTGACCGTGCCCGGCTTGGGCTTGATCATTGGCCACAGCTTGCGGTCGGTCACCGGCTTGCCGTTGATGTCGATATAGCCGCCGTGCTCCCACCACTCGCGCGGCAGCTCCATGGCCTTTGCCATGTCCAGCAGCGACAGGCCCGCGGGCAAATCAACGCGCTGCCAGGGCTGGAACGGCTCATGATGAACGGCAGGGATCAGCAAGGCGCAGCCTCGTGACGCTGGAAACTCAGAACAAGCGGTGCGATATGCGGATCGCGCAGGCGGGCGATATGGGTGTGCGCGCCCTTCCAGACGTGGATGAACTCGGCGGCGCAGATCATCACGCCGACATGACCAACGATGCGGCGGCGCTTCATCACCACCACGTCAAAAGGCCTCGGCTCGGACACTTCCCGCCACGGGCCATGATTGCACGCCCCGTCGATCTTGCGCGCCGCGCCCCGATAATCCGCGTAGTCGATCTCGGCATATTCCGGCAGATCGATGCCAAGCTGATCGGCATAGACCACGCGCACCAGCGTCCAGCACACGAAGCGGTCAGCGCCCTCGACGAAAGGCTGCCCGATGTAGTCGCCCCACCAACTCACTGGGCGCCCCCCGGCAGCAGGTCAAACGTGGCGCGGTAGCCGAACTGCACTTGACCATAGTCGCGAAGGATCAATTCAACGGTCGCCACAGCGTCGGACCATGAGGCGCTCACCACTTGGAACTCGCTCAGCGTGTAGAGCGGCGATGCCGTGCCGATCTCGGTGCGCGGGTTGGCCGTCAGGTCGAAATCCGCGCTGGACAGCAGGGTATGAGTCACCTTGATCCGGGTCGGCACCTCTTCAAGAACGCGGCCAATCTCCCGGTCGATGTTCTGGATCTCCCCGCTCAGGCGCGGCGGGCTGTCCCGGTCATCCGACAGCGGGATCTCGATGTCGCTGATCGCGCGGTAGGTCTCCCCGCCCCAAACGTAGTCAAACACGTCCGTCACGTATCGCTGTGTCGCGGGCAGCTTGGGGTGCGCGATCTCGATGAAGGACAGGACGACATTGCTGCTTTCCTGCGCCTCCAGATCGCCGCGCTGTGCGTCGGGGCTAGCGCCCAGAGTGTCGGCATAGGTGTAGAGCGTCAAACGCCCCACGCGATACTGCCCGTCAATGACCTCATGCCAAAAAGAGGCCACGTATTCGGTGGATGGCAAAACCGCTACGTTTTCGTAGGCATACCTTGACCCATTGATGCGCGCGAAATAGAGCCGCACGACGCTACACCCGGCGGGCGTCGTGAACGTCATGCTCTCGCGCGCAGGCTCGGGTGAAAACGCGGTGTCGTAGGCCGTCCAATTAGCGTCGATGATCCACGCGCCATTACTGGCGTCGTAGATGCCTTTGCGGGCCGCGTCGGCATCGGTGAAGCCAAGGCCACCAAGCCCGTTTGTAAGTGTCACGTCCTGCGCGTTCGTCAGGCCACGAATCTCGGACCAGGTTGAGATTGGCCCGTCCGGCGTTTCCACCAAGTTCATCGTCATGCCTCCTCTAGGAAGCCGTTGGCCGTGGTGACGCTCGATGCCCAGCCGGGGACCCAGTCATCCACCTCGATATGCACCGAGACGCGCCACCATGGACGACGCCACTGGAACTCGTACGGCGTGCGGCCAGCCTGGAACCGGCAGCCCCGGACGTCCTGCGTTACCGGGTGGACCCACGCAAAGGTCAGCGTGGCCTTCTTCAGGTCATCACGCACCCAATCGCGGAAGGTCTCGAACTGCTCCTGGCGCAGGTTCTGCAGCGCCAGGGTGAAGGGCTCGATCTCGCCTGTCAGCAGCGGGCGGCGCAGGTCATTGCCGACCGACGGCCTGAAGGCCACCCGGTTATCCGGCGCCTGCCCGGTCACGGGCGCACGCGCGATCATCGGCACCGAGGCGGGCCACAGAGGGGGAAGCGCTGCCGTCATCGCCGGACCGCCTGCACCTGCGCCCCATAGCGGCCTGCCATCACGCCGTCGAGGCGCCCCTGCGCGATGCCACGGCCGACGATCTCGATCAGCTGATCGACCGTGCCGTCCGGACGCATGCGTTCGGTCGAACGCACCTCGGTATCCGGGCCCGCATAGTTGTTGACCGTCTGCCGGATCTGGAGCCCCGGCCCGGCGCCCACCGCCTTTCGGTCGATCACATCCTCGTCGGGGTGCATGATCGCCCAGAACCCGCCGCGCCCGTCGACGCCACCCGATCGGGCCCCGGCGCCGGTGTAGCCGCCGCCGTCAAAGGACGGCACACCCATGAGGCCGGAAAAGATCGTACCGAGGAGCGAGGTCGGGGCAACGCTTTGGCCCCATTGCATGAACGCGTTTTCAAGGAAGGTCCAGGCGAGGCTTTCCAACGCCTGCTGCGCCCCGTCCGCGCCACTGACGACCTGCCTCAGCAAACCGAAAACGCGGCCCAGCCCCTGCTCGAACTGATCGGTGTCGATGTCATCGAACCGGTCGCGGAGCTGGTCCAGCGCGCCGGTGTATTCCTCCATCGTGATGTCACCACCATCAAGGCGCGCATCGAGGTTTGCCACCGCCTGATCGAAGGTCAGCGAAGCCTGCGCGGCCTGCCGAAGCGCCTGGTCGACGGCCTGCGCGGCGGCGCTCATGTCGCGCAGTTGGCCCCCGCCGAAGCCGCTGCTACGCGTTTCCGGGATGTCACCATCCATACCACCGAACAGCAATTCATCGACCGGGCGCATCTGGCCATCGTCGCCGATCAGGTCTGAAAACGGCGACATACGCGTCTGCGGCAGCGCGCGCGCCAACCGTTCGGCCTGGTCCGCGGCAAGGCTGATGTTGCCGGCCATGTCGACCGAGGCCACGCCGTTGGCGTTGTCCCACGCCGCCATGAGCGCGACTTTCATGTCATCTGTGATTGCAAGCTCGTCGACCCGTTGGGCGTAGGCCGCACGCTCGGCAGCCAGCCGCAGCTCGGCCGCCGCCACGCTGTCTTCTCCGTAGCGCTGGACCACGGCCTGCATCTCGGCCTGCTGATCGAGGGTCTGCAGCATCTCGGCCGCTGTCTGCGCATCCTCGATCCGCGCCCGGCTGGTTTCGACAAGCGCCGCGCGGACGTCCTGAACGAGGTCGCGCTCGCGATCCTGCAGAACCGACAGCTCGGCCACGGCCTCGATCTGCCGGTTGATCAGCTCAAGGTACTCGGTCTCAGCCTCGGTGCGCCGCCCATCGTAATCCGCGGCCTGCTGGGCAATGCGTTGCAGCTCGACGAGCGCTTCGATCTGGAGGTCCGGGCCTTCTGCGGCCCCCACCGCATCCTGCGCGGCCGCGATCTCGTCGATCAGGGCCCTGACCTCGGTCCGAGCATCCCGCGCGGATCGAGAAATCGTAAAGGCCGGCAGATCGAGGTTGAACAGGTTGGCCGCACTGCTCAGCTCCCGACCGTCCTCATTCAGAAAGGTCGTGTATTCGGCGATGGACGACGTCAGCGACGCCACCTCGCGGCGCGCATCGTCAAGCCGAAGCTGGCGCACGAACTCCAGCGCGTCGCGAACCTCGACCGAGTAGTCCCCGGCCCGATCGGCCAGGTCCGCGTAGCTCAGCGCCGTGTCTTCGTTGGCCTGCCGCAGGGCACGGGTGGTCTCGTCCAGCCGCTGCAGCTGATCGTCGAGGTCCTCGGCCACGTCATCGGCCCGGGCCATGTCGATGATCAGCGGCGCAAGCACGCCGGCAACGGCCCCGATGGCAATGCCCCAGGTGCCGAAACCCATCGCGAGATCCGGCAACTGAAAGGCTGCGGCCCGCGCGAAGTCGCCCGTGACCGCCCCCTGCTGCGCGATCTGGCTGAACTGCATCAGCGTGTTGCGGATCGCGGCCCGGTTCTGCCCGGAAATCCGGTTGAATTGCTGCAACCGGGCCGTGGTGACCGCCGTCGAGGTGTCGATCTGGCGCATCGACTGCTGACCCGCGCGGCCGATGCCTTCCATCTCCTGGATGACCTGGTTTCCGCCCTGCGACGAGAACCGTACGGAAACGCGCTTTTCAGCCATGCTCGTTCAGCCTCTTCACCATGATTCCTGCGACATCCGGCAGGATCTCGACGGCCAGCTCTTCGGAAATGCCGGACGCGCGCGCCATCGCCAGCGCGGCCGTCATGTCAACGCCCGAGAATTTCACGCCATTCAGTCCCGCCACGGCACGCATCTGCCCGACCAGTCGCCGGGCGACCCGCCAGATCATTTCTCCTTCGACGCTCTGGGGCGCGAGGTCGTTTTGAGGGCAGTCTTCGCACCGCGTTTCGCACGCGCTGCAGTAGTCCCGGCCCCCGCTGAACCACCAGTCGGCGAGGGCCGCGATCCGTTTTTTTCCTGCACCAGGCTCAACAGCGGCAGAACGTACTGAGCCTCGAAAGCGCCGAAGATCCGGAAGTCGTCCAGCACCGCGTCGATGAACTCGGGCGTGATAGGTGCGGGCTTGCCGGTCGCATCATCGATGACGCCGGACCATTCGATGATGGCGCGGCGCGCCAGCGCCTTGGCCAAAGCGGTGCGACGTTCCGGCGACATGTCGCCGAGTTCGAAACCCTGAGCATTCAGATCGGCGAAAACGTCCAGCATCATGTCGGTCGCGGCGGGGCGGACGGTGACCGTCACCCCCATCGGCAATTCCAGTTCGCGCGGGGCCTTGTCGGCGGAAATCCTCAGCATCAGTAGCTCGCCACCTCGTTGACCAGCGTCGCGGTCAGCATTTCACTGCCGTCGGCCTGCTGCGCGGCATGCCATTCGAACGTCACCTGCACACCGCGCGGCCCGGGGATCTCGCGCTTGGGCTTGGGCAGGAAGACGCGCGGAATGGCGATGGTCAGACTGGCGCTGGCGCTGATGCTGTAGGTGAACTGGAAGGCTACGGGCGTGCCCGCCACGGCCTTGTCGAGCAGGGTGGTGTTCGCAAAGCGCATCACCGTGCTGCCGGTGACCGCCATCATGCCGGCATCCGCGCCGTCGATCAGCCCGTCGCTGCGGATCGTCTCGATGCGGTCGATGTTGTTGGCCAGCGTGATCTCGGTCGAGACGACATTGGCCAGGTCCGCCCCGTCCATCGTGATCGCGCCCTGGAAATGGTTGAAGCGCTGGTCGATTGCGTAATCGGTGATCGTGCCGGCCTGGCTGGAGGTCGGGCTGTCATCCTCGCCCTGCGCGATGATCGACGCGGTCGCCTGCAAGAGACCCGCACGCTGCATCGTCCAGCTCAGCCGGTCCACCTTGCAGCCCGAGATCATCGGGTAGTGCGGAACGTCCGGCATCCCCTTCTCGATCGAGAAGCTGGGCAGGTCCCAGTTGCCCGAGGTGAACACGTGCGTGTAGACGCCCGTATCCTCGGTGGTCGTCGGATCGCCAAGCGCGGCCTTCAGCCAGAACCCGAAGCTTTCGGCGTCGATCGGCACGACGACATCGCCGTCGGCCGTCACCTCGTCCAGCACCGGATCCAGCGGATCACGGCCGTAGCCCAGCAACTCCGATTCCTGCAGACGCTGCGACGCGCCGAGGCTGTCACGGGCGAAGGGAAGGCGCAGGAACCCGCTTGCGGGGGCCGTGCCGTAGGTGGTCTCGAATGCGCCGGCGAGGAATGCGCGGGCGCCCATTGCGCGTGACATGGGTCAGTCTCCTTTCCAGGTGTCAGGCAAGCGCATCGCTCACCGCGTAATGCAGGATCAGCGGCACCGAGGCCGCCAGCATGGTTTCGCCGCCATCCAGCGGCAGTTCCGTCGGCACGGGGCCACCGGTCTCGATCCAGTCGCACCGCCCGCCAAGTGTGCGGTCCGCCGCGATCACCGCGCCGATCTCGGCGAAGATCGTGTCGATCGTGCCCTCTCGGCCCGCTGCGGACTGCACCACGACGATCAGTTCGACAGCGTGCTGGTAGTGGTACCGCAGCGGCGACAGCGTCACCTCGATCGGCTCGCCCGGTTCGCCATCGTCCATGATGACGAGGCCAAGTTCCGGTATCTTTGCCGGCAACTGGCGGTTGCGATAGAAAACCGCGCTCAGCCCCGCCTCGATGTCATGCGCCAAGGCGGAGAGGATGGTTTCGCGCGTCGTCGGCATGTCAGTCCCACTCTTGCGCTATCATTCCGGGGATCGCCGCGGCCAAACGGTCGGTTTCTCGGTCGAGGTTCAAACGCTTTGGCAATCTCACCTGAGGAACCAGGGCAAAAATCGGCACTGAACGATTGCGGAAACCGCGCGCCGGGCGAGAGCTTCCTTTATTAATTCCACTGCGGACCATCACGCGAGCGCGCGGCAAGACCTCGCCTGTGTCCACAAGCAATGCTGAACGCCCGGGGCGATACACCATGCGCAGGCGACGCCCAGTGCGCTGCTCGTACTCTCCCGGTGTGATTTTTCTGCCAAATCGCGCTTTCGGCGCGCCAGGCAACGGAATCGCCAGCCAAAAACCGTCTTCCGACCGGATCAACGATCCCTGCTCATGCGCCCCAACGATCTTCGGCGCCTTCGTCCAGATAATTGCAGCGGCATTGATACTTCGGTTTAACTCTGGATATTGCTCGCCGCGCACGGTGTAGGACAGCCTCCGGCCAAGTCCTGCACGAATAATGTCACGCCGCCAAAGTGCGACACCCGTGCGCTCGACCCGCATCATAGCTTTGGTCACAGCCCACTCAGCCGCCTCGGCTTCTTCTTTCATCAACCGTGCCGGGTCGGTGGTAAATCGAATTTGGATCTTCATGCCGGGCGCGCCTCTACGATCCAGTAGACCTGCCGGTCATCCCGGCGCGGTGCGCCTTGCACCACGAAATCATCCGACCCGACGCGCAGCGCATCGCCCTCGCACAGGTCCGCGACATCCTCCACGAGGACAAGAAAGGTTGCCGTCTCGGCCACGAAACTGCGCTGACCGAAGGATACCGCAGCATCCGGCCGGGACGGGATGACCCGGAGGGCGACAGGATCGCCGCCCTCCGGCGTGTAGATCGCGTCGACGCCCAGCACATCATCGAAGATGGCGGCGGCGTCGTCGGAAAAGAGCGTCATTCGCCCACCGGGAGCGTGGCCTGGCCACCGGTCACGGTGTCGGACCCGGCATTGCCTGCGACGGTGTCGTCGCCCGCCGCCGCCGCGACGGTGTCCTCCGCGCCATCCTCGGGCGCATCGTCGCCCTCCCAGCTGAACAGCGCACGGTTCAGCCGGTCAGGCGTGTCGATGCCGAAACTCTCGCCCTGCTTGAACTGCAGCTTCTGCGTGCCGTCGAGGTCGAAGATGCCCTTGGTTTTCTTGCTGCCAAGCTGCGACTGGCGGCGCGCCACCTGTTCGCGGCTCAGCTCGATGCGGCAGGGGCCCGCAACGCGGGCCCCCTTCGCGGCGATCACGGTCACCTTTTTCATGGGCGTCACACCGCCGTCACGAGGCAGGAATCCTGCCAGTAGCCGTAGCCGACGTTCCGGCGGGCGCTGACGCCGTAGTGGTGCATGTCCTCCTTGAACTCCAGCTCGGAGCCCTCTGCCACCGCCGCGACCTGAACGCCCTTTTCCTCCTGCAGGATGAAGGGCTTGGCCGGGCTGTCGGTGCGGAACACCGCCAGTTTCTCGGTCCAGCTCAGGCGCGCGTTCGACACCAGCCGGAAGTTGTAGCCGTCGAGGTTGGCCAGCACGTTGGTGTCACCGCCACCCACGAACTGGTTGTTGATCGCGGCCGCGGCGGGCTGGAAATACGGCACCGGCACCATGACAAGGAACTCGCGCGCCATCTCGTTCATCGGCTCGCCTTCGTTGTCCTTGAAGCCGAGGATGGTTTCCACCGCTTTCATGATCATGGCGCGGCACTCCTCGACGCTCGGCGCCGTGGTCGTGCCATGCACCGAGGCAGGAACGGCCGAGATGTCCAGGGAAAGGTCGTTGGACTGGCTGCCGCTCTCGCCTTCCGAATGGTCGGTGTCGAAGAAATACTGACCATCGTAGCAAACGCCGCTTTCACCACCCGCGATCAGCGCCGACAACAGCTTCGCCCAGTGCGACTGGGTGCGCTGCGCCAGCTCGTTGATGCGGATCATCAGCTGCCCGGTCTTGTCACGGTCCAGCCAGGGAACGGGCACTTCCAGCGTGGCCTCGAACTTGGTGTTCTCGATGGTGATGCCGTTTTCCAGGAAGCCCTTGGCCTGACGACCACCGACCCATTCGCGCATCTGCGGCACCTGCCCCAGCCACTTGTAGGTCTCCGACTCCTGGTTGGAGGTGAAATACATCCCGAGGTCGGTAACCCAGGATTGCCCCTGCGCCTGTTCCAGCGCGCGGTAGAATGCGCCGATGATGGCGCGGCTCGAAAGCCCCTTGTTCGCGGACATCTGTCAGTCCTCCTTACACAGCGGCGGCGGCGCTATCATGCGCGGCGGCCAAAGCAGCATCGAATTCGACCACGGCGACACCGGTCGAGACCCAGCGGGACACGAAACCGATCAGCGAGTTGGACCCCGCAGTCAGGGTGAAGGTGTTGTCGTCCGACGCGTAGACGGCCGGACGATCGTTGGCGGTGATGGCGATCGAGGCGATGGCCAGCTGAACGCGGCCGCGCGTGCGGACCTCGACGTTCTTGTCGCCGGCCGAGCCGCCCGAATTGTCGGCATGCTCGAGGCAGAAGCCGAGGAACCGGTCACCGGCCTGCAACGGACGGGCATAGCCCGACCCGTTTTCACCGACGGCTGCACCTTCGAATATGATGTCGGCCGCGATGACGGGGTAATGCTCCAGCTCGCCGAGCTGGTAGGCGCGCGGGGTATCCGCGGAAAGGGTGGTCATGGGTCAGTCCTCCTGGTTCACGACACGCGGCGCAGGACGCGCGCGGCGCCCCGGTCCTCGGCCTTGCGGAAGGCGAGGTAGCTGTCGAAGTCATTGCCGAACTCGGAACGCACGTTTGCGTTCTTGTCCCACTCGGCCTTGGCGCGATCCTCGATCGGCGCGTCATCCGGCAGGGTTGCCGCACCTTGCGCCGGTTGCGCCGCAGGGACGGCGACCAGGTCGTCATCGGCGGCCCGCGCACTCAACGCCTTGCCACCTGCCGCCTTGTCCGCCTTGACCATCTGCAGCGCCAGGTCTGCGGCGGTGGTCTTGCCGTCGGCCTTCGCCTCGGCCAGCAGGTTTTCGTGGCCCGGCATCGCCACCTCGTCCAGGGCGAGCAGGCGCTCGCGCTCGGCTTCGGCACCGGCGGCCCGGGCCGCGGCGATCTCGGTCTCGGCCGAGGCGGCGGCGTCTGCCGTCAGTTCCTCGACCAGGTCGGCCCGATGCTCGCGCAGCGCGGCCGCCGTAAGGGTTGCCCAATCCATGGGGGTCTCCTCGGTTCCCGCGGCGGCGGGGGCCGCGCCAAAAGTGGGATCGCGGCCCGCCAGCTCCGCGATCATCTCTTCAAGGGTCGTGCGTGTGTCGGCCATGCCGCGGGCGATGGCCTCGCCCGCATCGAAGACGAGGCCCTGACCGAAGCGCTCCATCACCTCGGCCTCGCTCACGCCACGGCCAGCGGCCACGGCCGCGACGAACTCGGCGCCGCCGGCATCGACCAGCGCCTGCAACTCGGCCCGCCCTGTCTCGCTTTCGGGATCCAGCCGCTTGTTCGGGGATTGCTCGGCCACGACGCGCACGATGCGCGCCCCGGCCGCTTCGAACATGGGCTCGACATCGACATACTCGATGACCGTGCCGATGGATCCCGCCATGGACCCCGACCCCATGCCGATCCGGCTGGCCGCACTTGCCACGTAATACGCAGCCGACGCCGCCGCGCCGCCGACGAAAGCCTCGATGGGCTTGGTGCCGCCCTGCGCCATGCCGCGCAGCCACGCGGCAAGATCATCGCACCCCGCCACCAGCCCGCCGGGGCTGTCGATCTCCAGCAGAACCGCCGACACCGACGCATCGGCCAGCGCCAGCGCCACGTCGCGCTGGATCTCCTCGTAGGACCAGAACCAGAAGCTGAAACTGCGCATCAGCGCGCCGCGCACGGGAACCACGGCGACACCATCGACCACGCGGGCGAAATCCGACCCCTCCAGCCGGTCACCGCGCAGGATGGCGGCAACGCCGTCCTCGCCATGCGCCTCGCGCGCGCTTTGCACCTGCTTGCGCAGATCGACGGCCTCGGTGATGCCATGCGTGTCGCCACGCATCGCCCAGACACGCCCGGAACGGTCCACCAGCATGGTCAATTCTCCTCGATGTCGGTATCGGACCCGTCGCCATCGGCGAAGGCCTGCGCGATCTCGCGCGCGACGGCACCCTGCACAGTCGCCTCCGCCGTCTCGGCGGGCGCGGTCCCAGGACCGACGGTCTCCGCGATCCGCGCATCTTCGCGCGATCGCTGCTCTTCCAGCTGCTCCCAGTCCTCGCCCTTGCGGCCCGCGATACGCGTCCGCGTCGTCGTTCGGTTTTCCAGCTCGATCCGGTCCGCCGTGGCTTCCTTGACGGGGTCGAGGACGGGACGCCCCGGGCCGACCCACGTCGCCCCCAGCCAGGCCGCGCGCACCAGCGGGTCTGTGAAGAAGCCCGGCGCGACCAGAAGCCCGCGCGCCACCGCCTCTCCGATCACGTCGGCATAGAAAGGCCGGCAGAACTGATCGACATGGTGCTTCCGGTCCACCCGGAAGAACTGCCATGCCATTTCCAGCGCCGCGCGGCTGGCGGAATAGCTCGCCTGGAAGTGCTTGAGCAGCAATTCCTGCGGCAGGTCCGTGCCAGCGCCAACCTCGCGCGCGATGGCGGTGACGAACGGTTCATAGCCGGGGTTCGGTCGACCGGGGGCGAAGCTTTGAAGCTGCTCGTCCGGCGCAAGGTCCACGATCTGGCCCGGTTCGGTCAGCCGGATGCTGTCGCTGGCGGCCGCGCCCTGTTCCCCCGTTGCGGCGGCCAACCCGTCCGACATCATGCCCTCGGGCGACTTCATCGCCACGGCAAAGCAGGCCGACACGACGGCGGCCATCAGTTCCGCCTCGGCATAGCGCGAGCGCTGTTTCAGGCTTTCGATCACCGGGGCCAACATCGGCGCATACCGCGTCATGTCCGGCCGCCAGCGCGGCCCGTGAATGTGCAGGACCAGGCGGCGACCATCCGGGCCAAAGGCCGGGATCCGTTTCCACTCGACCTTGGCCGTCCGCGACCGGTCGATCGTGTGCTTGCTGGCCACGTGGTAGAAGATGGGCGCACCATCCGCGTCCATTTCCACGCCCCCGGCCAGCGTGTCGCTGTCCATTTGCCAGTCCGGGTTCGACAGCCGGTCGGCCTCGACCAGCTGGCAGCTTGTGCCCAGCAAACCACCGGGGCGGCGCTTGTAGCGGCGCAGCGCCAGGATGTCGCCGCTCGACAGGCGGCTGGCATAGACCGTCGCCTCCAGCTCGGCAAAGGTCTGCGTGCGGGTGATGTCGCAGTCGCGGCTATCGGCCCACATGGTCCAGATCGCCAGCGCGTCGCGCTCCCAGGCTTCCTTGGCCTCGGCGCTCAACCCCAACCGCTTGGCGTCGATCTCGGGCAAAACCTTGTGGCCCGCCCCGATCACGTTCACGACCTTGGTCGAGACCGCGCTGCGTGCCAGCGGATCGTTGCGCTCCAGGTCGCGGGCGCGCGCCCGCAGCGTATCGAGATCCGGCAGCGTGTCCGCGTCCGCGCTGGCCGCCAGCGTCCCCCATTCACGCAGCGGCCCCCGGCCGCGTCGCGCCCCGGCATAGCTTTCCAGCGCGGCCATCGCGACCCGCGCCTGCATCCGCTGCGCTCCGGCCGTGGGCGAAAACCACCCGACGATGCGATCCGGCAGGGTCTTGGACACCTGCAGCCTGCGGCGACGGCTCATCGCGGGACCACCGTGCGAAACGCACCACGGGACCGGGTCTGTCGCGCGACCAGGCGCTGCAGGCGCTGCTCCTCGGCCACGAGGTCGGGCAGGTTCAACTTCGTGACCCGTTGCCCATCGATCTGGTATTCCTGCATGCCGCGCGTCACCAGCGCATCGATCGCGGCCGAAACCAGTTCGAGCCGCGCCGCGTAATCGACTGTCGTCATGTCACTCCACCCTGCCGCGCACACCGCGCTGGCGTGTGACCGGCTTGGCCGCCGGTCGTGTCTCTGCATCCGCCTTACCGGCGATCCGCACCTCGAACAGGTCTGCCTGTCCGGCTGTTTCCTTTGGATCGACCGGCGCGCAGCGCTCGGCCCTGAGCTGCGCCCATTGCTCGGGCGACAGCACGTCGAGGCGCAGGTGATAGGCCATCGCCCGCGCATAGCAGGCGAGGTCCAGCGCTTCGTTCGGCCGCCCGCTCAGCTTGCGCCACTCGTGCTCCACGACCCCCGACCGCCGCTCGACCGGGGCCAGGAACTCCGAGGTCAGCTGTTCGCAATAATCTTGGGCCACGTCGCCCGGCAGGATCATCGATCCCGGCGCCCAGGCGCCCGTCTCCGGGTCCGGCCCCGCGATGGTGCGGCGGATCGCCGAATAGTGATCCGATTTCAGCGCGAAGGTCCCGACCGGGTAGATCACCGCCCCGCCCTTCACGCGCTTGCCTTGCCACGTGACGTCCACGCGCTTTGCCGCCCCGACGAAGGGTTCCGTCCGACCGTGCCGACCATCGACCGCGAAGACGCGGGCGCGACCGCGCACGTAGTTGTAGACCGCCTGGCTGGCATAGCCGGAATCAACCGCCCACGCCTCCCACGGGATCGGCGCGGCCCCGCCGGGGCGGAACTTCATATCCATGATCAGCCGGTCATGCGCCGCCCAGGTCGCCGCATCAAACGGGTCGCCCTCGATCACGCCCCAGTCGACCAGCCAACGGGTCATGCCTTCGGACCATCCCCAAACCGCCCATTCCAGGCGATTGCCCTGCACGTCGGTTGCCCCGGTGAAGACCACCGGCCCGGTCGGCGGGGCCGCACGCTCGATCCGCGTCACGCGACGCTTGTGCAGCCGTTCCGCGTCGGGCGCATCGCCCTTCTCTTCCCAAGCCTCTCCCAGCGTCTGCTGCGTGAAGACGCGCAGCTTCTCGTTTGACCCCTGCGCATCCAGCCAGTCGGCAACAATGCCATCCCAGCTGGTAAACGGGCTGTAGGCTTTCCAGACGTGAAAGCCGCGCACCCGCGTTGGCACGTGCCGCGCCTTCCAGTGCTTCAGCTCCTCCGCCTCGAACCACGGGCCCGGCCCGTCTTCGCCGGCGGTCGCGATCCAGACGCCCTTCGCCAGCATTTCGGGCTTGTCCAGGTGCTCGATCGCGCAGCCATTGGCCATGCACTCGAACCACGCATGGTGCGGCCAGGTCTCGCTGTCCCATTTCAGCTTGTCGAACTGCAGCACCTGGTAGGCGCCGCAATGCGGACAGGGCAGGTATCGCCGTCTCTTGTCCGACCGGTTGAAGTCGTTGGTGATCCGGCAGGCGCCCAGGATCGACGGGGTCGAGGCCCACAGCCGCTTGCGGTCGCGCTCGTAGGTCTCCGTCCGTTTCTTCAACTGCTCGACCGGATCGCCGCGCTCACCGGCCGTCGCGGGCCATTCCGAAACCTCGTCGCCGATGGTCCGGCGCGCAGACAGCATCTGGAGCCCCTTCGATGATCCGGCAAAGGTGATCTGGGCGAAACCGCCCCGGAACTTCTTGAAGCTCGCGGTCGAGCCCTGTTCGCTGCGGTTCGTCATCTCCAGCACCTTCGCGCGGGCCGATGGCGTCGCGTCGATCGCGGGCTGCAGCTTGGTCCGCACGTATTTCGTGGCCTCGTCGTGGCTTGGCAGGACCAGGATCATCGAGGACGGGTCGTGGTCCACGATCCACAGGAACCAGTTGATCGCGGTTTCGGACTTGCCCACCTGCGCCGAGGCGACGAACACCACGTCCTCGGCCGGGTCTTCCGGACCCAGCGCATCCATGATCTCCACCAGGTGCGGCGTGCGGTCGTTGCGCCACGGCCCGGGATGCCGGGATCCACTCTCGGCCGCGACGATCCGGTGCTCGGCGGCCCATTCCGACACGCTCAGCCGGCGCGGCAGGTGCAGCGCATCGGCCAGCGCCCGGAACACGACGGGCCGCGCTTCCGGCAGCTCCGAGTAGACGTCAAGCTGCACCCGGCTTCACGTCCTCGGCCACCGCGGCGGCCAGGTTGGCGGACACCTGCGCCATCACGTCCGAGAACAGCGACAGCAGCGCCTGTTCCATCTCGCGCACGTCCTCGATCCGGGCAAGACGCTCGGCCTGGTCGCGAACCTCCTGCGACACGTGCTGGCGCATCATCTCGCCGGCTTCGGCGATGCTGGCCTCGACATCGGAGCGCAACAACGTGGTGCCGATACGCTCGGCAAGGTCCAGTTCCTCGTTCTGCGCCCGGGCCCGCTCGCGCCGGCTGCGCGACAGATTGATGCTCTGCCGATCCTCGTCAGGCAGCGGTGCCGGATCCGCATGCACCGCGACCGGAGCTGATGCCGCGCTGGCGCCGGGCCCGCGCGTCTGCAGCGCCGGGTTGATGACGTTCCGGCGCAGTTCCTCGATCTCCGCGACATCCACCAGGCCGGACTCGTCCAGCAGGGCAGGGTTCTGTTTCACCAGCCTGCTCATGGTGGACTTGTGCAGCCCAAGGCGACGCGCCGCCTCGGCCCGCGTCACGCGGCTCATCGAATCACTCACCTCAAGAGTTGCTTGACCGGGTTGCGGGGTAGGCCCGAACGGGTTGCACGGTTGCACCCTTCCGAAACCCTGCAATAGCTAAACCAACACGCTCCGCCGCACCGTATACGTTTGGCGCTGGAAGGACCCGTAAAAGGAAACGCCCGGTCGGTTTCCCGCCGGGCGCACGTGTGTCGAGTGCAATATGTCAACCGAGTGAGGATTTCGTCAAGGGTTTTTCCATGGCTGCATCGGCGGCATGGCCATCGTGAGGTCGAACCGACCCAGACGCGCATCGATGCTGAGCGTGTCGCGCACCCATGCCAGCGCCGCCCACCACTCAAGATACCGCCGCCGCGCCGCCGCGATCTCGGACACCGACGGCGAATACCGGACCTCGCACAGCCGCCGGACCTGCTGCCGAACCCTGCCCCGGCTGACCCATGTCTCGACGCCGCCGTCGCTCACCTTGGCGCGCAGGCCGTGCTTCGAGTTACGCCACTCCACCGGCTCGATGCGGGGCCGCGCCTCGGGCATCCAGTCGGGCATCTGTCCCGCCCGCGCCATCTCCGCGATGGCAAGCGCCATGCGCCGCCCGCCCCGCTCCGGCGGCAACTGCGCCAAGGCCGCGGCGACCAGGTCCGCGTCCGGATGCGCGGGCGACACGCCGCCCCCGTCCACCTTGCAACCGAGCATCGCGCGCTGCAGCAGCACGTATTCCAGCCCGAACCCGGGCGCCGGCGCGTCGGGCGAGGTTAGGTCATCGAACGCCACCCGCGCCGCCTCGCGCTGGAACGCCCACTGCAGCAAGTCCCAGATCCCCACCTCGACCCGCGCGACCTCGGACCGGATGACGGCGGACAGCTCCCGCATCTGCTCCCCCATCATAGGCATGCCGCCGCGTTTCCCCACTCGGAAAAGCCGTATCCCGCAGGCGCGGTATCGCGACAAGATCGGTCATCCTCCGGACACAGAAAAAGCTTTTCTCGCCCGATTTTCCCTAGTGGATACCGGTCACTCTTCCCAAGGTAGAAGTCGGCCTTGGCTTTCGCCACGCGAGCCCTCGTCATCAAAAGTTCTTTGGTCACGCCGCCACCTCGCCCGGCTCGCCCGCGCCCTGCAGCACGAGGCCGGTGGCGCGGTCATTGTCGCGGGCATAGGCGTCGAGCATCGCCACCTCGACGGAACTCAGCGTCTGGCCCCGGTCGCGCAGCCGGACCAGCCGGTCGCGGCTGCGCTGGCCCTCCTCGGCCTGCTGGCGCAGCTGGCGTTCATGCGCCTCGCCCTTGGGGACGCGGCCATTGGCCTTCATCCAGCGCCACAGCTCGACATGCCAGCCCTGAGCATGGGCACGCTGGCCAAGCGCCGAGGCCATGACGCTGGTGACCATCGGGCTGTCGGAGGGCGGCGGCAGGCGCAGCATCCGGGCCATCTGCAGCACGACGATCGGCGCGGGCCACTGGGCCCCGTGCGGGATCTCCTCGATGATCGCCTCGCGCAGCGCGACCAGCTCCGGCTCGCCCAGGTAGGCCAGCCGGGCCTGCAGCTCGGCCAGCTGGGCCACGTGCTCCATCTGGGTCTTGCACTTGCGGGGCCGCTTCAGGCCCAGCACCTCGTCCAGCGGACGGATCAGGTGGCGCAGCACCCGGTCCTTGCCTTCCCGTAAATCGTTCCTGTCCATCGCTTGCCCTCCTGCTCGCTCTCAACCGATCACGCGAGTTCCACAGGCGCATCGGGCAACTGTCCCGTGACCGCCTCTGTCTTTTCATCTGTCTTGTCTATTTCCCTATCGTGACGGACACTTCGGGACAGTCTGCGCAAGGCGCTGAAATGAAACGGAAACCCAGAAACACTGTCCTCAAAATGTCCGGCACACTGTCCAAGAGTGTCCTGCCGACACTTCGGGACACTTGCGACAGCGCCAATCATCTCCGATACCCCAGCGAGGTCTGGTGCGTAGACCAGGCGCGAATGCCGCGCTCGATCCACGCGCCGCCGCGATAGCCGCAGCCCTGCTCGATCAGCCACTGGTCGATCCAACGGATGGCGGCGTCGTTCTTGGCCAGCTCGACATGGTAGCCTGCGACGGTGGTCCGTAGGCGCTGCAGCCGCTTGGCCGCGTTGGCGGCCTCGGTGCGGGCGCGGTTGTCTTCCTTGCGCGCGATGGAGTCGGTCAGCGTCGCCACCACCACAGGGTGCATCAGCCGTAACTCGTCGCCGCATCGGCAGGGCATCCAGCGGTGCAGCGGCCCGTATTCGAGGCGACACAGCGCCTCAAAATGCCCCCGCTCGACCATCAACAGCTTGGCCAGCAACGCCAGATCGCGCGGCAGCGTCCCGAGCGGGGACTGGTCGTAGGCGATGTTGATCAAGTCAAAATACAGCGCGCGGCACTCCGGCGTTGCCTTCAGCCGCATGTCGCTGTTCAGCCAGCGGCGGCGCTCCCATGGCATGAACCAGTGGCTGTCCAGCCGTTCGGACCCATCCAACGGGTAATCCGGCACATCGCCGCCATCGACCACCTGGAACGGAACGGGGATCATTCGACAACCTCGCCCGCCAGCGCCCGCGCCACGGCAACGTGAGGGATCGCGCGCAGGACGACGCCCGACTCGGCCGAGACGATGCTCTCGTAGTCATGGGTCCAGCGCCGCCCCATCGGTGTCGCGGCCAGATCGTTCTCCCACCGCCGCAATCCGTGCAGGATCGTGGTATGATCCCGGTCGCCCATCATCTGGGAGATACGGTGCAGGCTCAGCTCCATGTCGCGCCGCAGCCGCCAATAGGCGAACATGCGGGCCCGCGAGACGTCCCTGACCCGGCACGCGCCCTTCAGCGTGACGACGGGCACGTCGGTTACATGCGAGACGACTTCGAGCAGGCGCGGCGCAGTCAGGCCCGGATAAGGCCGCCGGAGCGCCCGCGCCGAAGTGAAGGGCATATGCCGCAACAAGGTGGGAATTGTCACTGTGTCGATCATGCCGCCTTCTCCTTTTCGGCCCAGGCCACCTCGCAGCGGCGGCGGGCATGGTTGAACCAGCGGGCGTCGCGCTCGATGCCGATGGCACGGCGGCCCGTCTCGATCGCGGCGACGAGCGTGGCGCCGGACCCCATGAACGGGTCCAGCACCACGTCCCCCGCGAGTGTGCTGTTGGTGATCCAGTGGGCCATCATCGCCACCGGCTTTTCCGTCGGGTGGTCGCCACCGATGACCGGCGCGAAGGCCTGCGTCTGGCGCGAACCGGGCCGCGCGATGCGAAAGGCCGCGCCCTTGAACAGGAACAGCGCGAACTCGGCATCGGGCATGTACCAGCGGTTCGGTTTTGGCAGCGTCGGCCAGACCAGCATGCGGTGAAACCGAAAGCCCGCGCGCTTGAACGCGGCATCCGCCGCGCCAAGGTGGCGGTCGGTGCACATGATGTAGGCGTGGCCGCGCTTGCCCAGGGCGTCGTAAATCGGGCGCGCCATCTCGGCCCAGTCGACCGGAGGAAAAAACCGTCCGTCATTGGCGTAACGGTCGGCGCAGAACTTGCCCGACATCGAGCCATCCCCGACCCTGCCCCGCCCACCCGAGGTGAGCGCATAGGGCGGGTCGGTCACGACGCAATCGGCCTGCCCCCGCAGATCGGCCAGAACCTCCAGCGCGCAGCCGTGGTAGAGCGTGACCGGGCCGATCTGGACGGGGCGGACCATCAGGTGACCCCCGACTTCTCGACCGCTGCCAGCGCCTCGGCGCGGGTGCAGCCATACGCCCGGTGCTGGCGATACGCGGCCCGCTGTGCCTCGGTCAGGTGCTGGAGGCCCTTCGGCACACCGACCAGACCAGTCTGGAATGCGACACCAAGATGCGCCGCAGCCTTCTGAAAGACGCGGTAGTTGACCTGCAGCCGCTTTGCGGCGGCGGACATGCTGAGCCCCTCGTCGGCCAGCGCCTGCAACATGGCGCGCCGTTCCGCATCGCGGGCCGCGCGCTGACGCTCCTCGTGTTCCTGCCAAGTTCGGGGGAGGGGGAGGCGCGCCATCAGGTCACCCCCTGCATAGGCCGCGCGGCTTGCATCGCCGCCGCGACTGCCGAAAAGATGATCCGGCCGGGCGCCACCACGCGCCCGGCCAGTTTCGCCACGGGGTCCGCAGCCCCAGCGACGACACCACCACGGGAAAGGAACGCACCCATGGCAGATGACAAAACTCGCCCTGTCACGGCCGAGCTGACGGATTTTCGCTTCGAAGGCATCCAATTCACGCCCGGAGTACCGGGCCGCGACGCCAGCTCGACCACGTCGCAAACGGGCAACCTTACCGTCAACGTGAACACGGCGCCGACCGATCCAAAGCCAGGTGTATTTGGCGTCAACCTGGTCATTGCAGCCCGTATCGCTGACGCATCAGAGCCGAAAGATCCAAGCGTCCCCACGCATCTTTCGGTAGTGATCCCGGTAGCGTCGCACAGCCCCGCTGATCTGACATTTGCAGAGATCGAGAAGAGCGCAGCCCTGTCGGTGCCTGCAATTCTGCGAGCTGTCGCCGACAAAGTTGAAGAATACGCCACAGCGCCAGAAGACCCGCAGCAGTCGACAGATTGACCAACGCCAACAACACCAAAGCCGAAGCCATCAAAACTCTCCCCTGCGGTTCATGATCGCCTCGCGCGCCGCGCGCAGGGCCGCCATGGCCTCGTCGATCTCGACCACGGCCTGCTCGTCGTCGCCGCCGCCGGCGCTGGCCTCGGCCGACAGGATCGCGGCAACCGCCTCGCCCGCCTCTTTGGCGATGGAGCCCGCGTGCTGCGACAACGGGCGCGGACAGCCCGGGGCAGCGGTCAGACGCCGCGCGAGAAGCCGCGTCACGGGAAACTTGCCCGCCGCATCCTCCAGCGCGACCACGTCGGCCACGGTCCAGTCCAGGTCGCGCGCCACCTTGCGGCTGATCGTGCCCTTGGACACGCCCGCGCCCCAGCGGGCGCGCAACACCTCGACCACCGCGTCATAGCAGCCGAAGCTTTGCACCAGCGCCGCCATCGACGCCTGCACCAGATCCCGCGTGTTCATTGCAAAAACCTCGTTTCCTGTGCAGGGGCAGCGGCCCCTGTCATGGTGAAGATGCGCCGGGGCGGGCAATGCCAGACCCGCCCCGGCATCCGTCCGGCCCGCGAAGGAAGGGGAAACGATGCCGAACCGATTTGAGAACCGCGCCGGCGTTGATTCCGGCCCTGCGCGATGCAAGTCTGCGCGCATCCAAAGAGGAGACCCTGATGCGCCGTATGATTTCCGCCCTCGCGGCCCTGACCGTGGCCACCCCGCTTGGCGCGCAAGCCCCAGCCGAGGGGCCGGACCTGCTGGACCTGCTGGACTGGTTCACGACCGAGGCGACCTGCGCCGAGGTCACCGGCGCCTTTGTCGAGGAAGATCTGAGAACCGAACGGGACGACGCGATCATCGTCCTGTTCATGGCCCACGCACACGGTCAGGCCGCTGTCAGCGACCGCACGGCGAGCGATGTCATGTCGCAAATGGTGCTGCGCTGCGCCGCCTATCCGGACGACCGCTTCCAGGTCGACTGACGCGATCATGCCGCACGCCCCAGATTGACCGGCGCAGCCGCCTCCATGCTACGGTGACAACCGGTTATGCAGAGATTGGAGTCACCATGGGCTTTTTCGCTTGGCTTTTCGCCCGCACGCCGGACATCGACACGCCGCCGCCAGCTTGGCGTCCGGCGGTCGCACCCACCCCGGACTCGGCGCGCCGACAGGCAAGCGCCCTGGCGTCCGAAACGGACACCTTTTTTCGCCCACCGGAAAATGCCCAGACGCTTGAACAGGTCTTCACAGTGATCGACTACAAGGACGCGGCCGGGCGCGAAACACGGCGGCGGATCACGATGGTAAAGATGTGGGGCGAGTCCGGCAGGGGATATGTGCTGGCGGTTTGCCACGAACGGCAGGCGCTGCGCACCTTTCGCACCGACCGGATCCAGTGCTTCATCGACGCCGAGACTGGCGAAATTCTCTTGCCAAAAGCGTTCTTCAAAACCGTCTTTGCCATTGACCTCGACGCCTGGCAAACGCCCGCGCGACGTCGTGCAGACGACCGGCTGATCGTGAACATCCGGGACTACCTGCACAGCCCCCTGTCGCTGCTGGTTGCGGCGGCGCGCGCCGACAAGGATTATCACGCCGCAGAGATTGCGGAGGTTCAGCTTTACGGAGAACGTGAAGTCGAACGGCTTGACGCAGCCAAGAGGTTTTACGCGTCGCCGGATGCAGCCGAGATCGACGCGCTTTGCCAAACCATCGACCGCATGCGTCCCCAGCGCGGCAGCATCGCCCGCCACCTGCGAAACGTTCTTCGAATGCCAAAGGAAGAGCAGGACCGTTTCAATATCGCCCTCGCACGCGTCATCAACGCCGACGGCGTGGTCCGCGTGGAGGAAGAGGAATTCCTGCGCGAATTGGCCGACCTCGGTCACGACGTGTTTCAGATCGACGAAGCTTGAAGTTTCTGGCCGGGGCGCTTCCATCAGGCGGCCCCCCGCTCGTCATCTTCGACCGGGTTGCAGGCCATGTAGCGCCGCAACCGGGTCACATCATCGGCCGTTTGCTTGGCTCGATTGCGCATCCGCGCAAGCAAACGACTGTTACCCGTCGCCCGGACGCACACGGTCGACGGGCTGAGCCCACGCTGCCGACTGTAGGCCTCGACCTCAGCGATAACTTGTTCTTCGACGGAAAGAGGGGCGTCTGTCATGCCGGATTTTCTGGATTATAATCCCACAAAGGTCAAGGATATTCATCCATTGGCATCCAGCTTTGCCAGCGATGCACAATCCGGCATGGCCGAATCTACGTTTCACGAGAAGCTAAGGAAGCTGTTTGACGAAAGCGGCCTCACAAAGGCCGAGCTCGCACGGCAATCAAACGTGTCTTACGACATCATCAACAAGCTTCTACGCGGCGAAAATCGCACAACCAGCCCGGAAAACACCGCCGCATTGGCCCGTGTTCTTGGGCAAGAGCTGTTGCCGAGTGGCTTTTCAGCCCCGCCGCAACCAAGAATTGATGTCCTTCGCGCCCTCGAAGCGTCCGAGGCCGGTGGGTCGAGCGAAGAAGAAATCAACAAGATACGGATCGCCTGGGTGGATGACCGGGTTCAGGTTGCCGGCACCTACGACCGTGAAGGTCTGGGTCAACTGATTCACCGGCTCAACATCATCCGAAGAGAAATGCCCGACTGAGCAATCCAGTTTAGTTGGACGGCTATCCAATTTTATCTTGTAATTGGATGATTGTCCTAGTACGAAATGCCTCCATCGGCGCATCCCGCGCCCCGATGGAGGCCCAGATGGACGACACCCCCACCCCGCAGCGCGACCGGATCGACCTCGACCTGTCCCTGGTCGAGGTCACGCTGACAGAGGTTATTACCGAGATCGCCGTCAAAGCCCCACCCATGAACAGGTGTTACATTGTGCGCGGCCCGTTCCGCACCGCCGTGCGCAATACGGACGGATGCTATACCGCCGCCGTCGACCTTTCGGACGCCGCGCTTGAGGCGATCTTCGGCAAGTCCGAGGGCGTGCAGGTTTTCGAAACACCGGAGGTTGGCCCCCCCTCTCGCGCCGCCGATGGCGACGCTGCCGGGGCAACGCGCCCCTCGCAAGCGAGGGACGCTTGATGCCCTCCACCCTCCCCCAGTTCGCGCGCTTTTGGATGGTCTGCCGCAAGCCCTCGGGCCCGACCAGCAAGACCGAACCGCGCGCCCGCTATTCCACGCTGGAGGACGCCCGCCGCGACGCGCGCAGGCTCGCCTCGCAGAACGACGCGCCTTTCCTGATCCTCGAAACCGTCGAGATCGCCCGACCGGGCGAAGGCGACGACACCCCCACCCTGATCTGAACGGAGGCTCCGACATGGCACACACGAAAGCACAGGACGAACAGGCGCTGGTCGCCGTGGACAAGCTGACCGTCGAGCTGCGCGACCTCGACCCCGGCACCGTGGTCGCCGCCCTTGCCCTGTTCATCGAGCAGCGCGGCGACCTTACCGAGGCGAGCCTGACCGAGCTGTCGAACCATATCGGCCGCCTCGGCTGGGACCGCGGGAGGATGGCGGCATGATCTCGCAGATCCACGACCCGGCGCAGCGGCGCGCCCTCCTGACCGACCCGCAGGCCTGCGCTGCCCGGCCCATGGCCCGCCGCCTGGCCTGGATCGCACTGGCCCAGTCGCGAGGCATCCGCGTGGTGCAGTCCCGCCTGCCCGAGCCCTGCTGGGGCGACACGCCGCGCGACCGTCTCGCACACCGCCGCGCCGAACTGCGCGCCGAGATGGTCGCCAAGCGCGCCGCGCATTTCGGGGGCGCGTGATGCGCTGGATCATCGCCATCGCCGCCGCCTTGCTGACGCTGGCCACCCTCGCGATCTGCGCCGGGGTGGGCATCGGGGCCGAGGTCATCGCCACCGCGCTCGGCCTCGACATGCGGTGGAGCGTGGCCATCGGGCACGCCGCCTCGGGTCTGACCGGCGCGATCCTGTCGCTGGCCGTGATCTTTGCCGGGCCCAACGGAACCCTCGTGGCCCTGGACGACCAAACCGCCGCCTAAACCGAAGACCGGAGGACCTGACCCATGGAAACCCTCGCCACCCGCTTCGCGATCTTCGACCCGCAGGGGCAGCTGATCCACTCCGCGCCGCTCTTCGACGACGCCGACCGCGCGCGCACCTATGGCGGCACCGTCTACGGCCCGGGCGACACCTGGGCCAGCGCCGAGGCCGAAGGCTACCGGATCGAGGAGGTTCGGATCACCCGCGCCGCCGAACCGCCGCGCCCCGAGATGCACCTCGCCACCCTGATCCGCGCCCGCGAGCTGCTGGCCCAGGCGTGGCGGGGCCAGACGGTCGAGGCCGAGACGCTGCGTCGCGCACTGACCTACATCGCTGCGCACGACCCCCTGCCCGAGAATATCCGCCGCGCCGAGACGCTTCTGGCAGGCCTCGACGCGCCCGCTTCCCTGTCGGCCGAGGCCCCGCACTGCCTGTCGGGGTAGGCCCACCTCCGGGCGGCGGGGACCCAAGCCGTCGCCCGGTTTTTTGATCACCCGTTCGCCGCGCGCCTCCTCCCTTGCGCGGTGATCCAGCGGCCCGGTGGCCTCCTCCCAATTCACCGCCGGGCCGCCTTCGAAACCCGAGGAAAGGACACCGAAATATGACCGACAAGATCGACAGCACCAGCGACGACCGCACCGTGAACAACGCCGTGCGCCACCAGTATCGCGTGCTCAACGAAGACGAGAAGGCGCAGATGACCCGGATCAAGGATATGGGTGCGGCCCTGATTGGCGAGATCGTGGAGATGGAATTCGGCCAGGACCTGGCCGCCGACGCCGACTTTCGGCTCAAGGACCGCGACCTCGAACTTGCGCGCCAGCATATCGAGGACGGCGTGATGCGCGCAGTCCATTACATCACGAGGTGATCAGATGACCAGCTCGACGCAAATGGTCCGCTCCGAGATCCGCAAACTGGCCCGCAAGGGGCGGCTGATCGACGAATGCTTCAAGACCTTCCAGCGCACCGTCTTCCCCGGCGCCGCGCCCGACCAGGTCGCGGCCATGCGGACCTGCTTCTTCGCCGGAGCCGCCGAACTGAAAGCCCTGATCATGCACGGCCTGGACGACGGCACCGAGGAAACCGACGGCGATATGGCGTTCATGCAGCAGTGGCAGGACGAGCTGACCCGCTTCCACGAGCGGACCGTCCAGACAGCGATGCAAACCCCGAAAGGAACCGCGTGATGGCAAAACGCCCAGCACCCCCGATCGACCGGTCAGGCTTTGGCCTTAAACGCCAGCCTCCTGAACCCATCCGCGACATCGAGGGCGACACCCGCCCCCTGCCGCGCCGCATCGACCTGAGCCTGCGCGCCGCCGAGGAGATCAGCGCCGCCAAGGCCCGCCCGACCACGGGCAACCGCTCGACACCCCGCTTCGCGATCGAGGCCTACACGGCGCTCGTATTGATCGGCATCGCCCTGCTTGCCGTGACCGCGCCGCTGGCCTGGCTGGCCCTGCGCTAAGGAAAGGACACCGCCCATGCCCCGCTGCACCACGCACGACTGCACCAACCTGATCGCCGACCGCGCGAATATCCGGCTCTGCGCCGACTGCCGCCGCGCGGCGAACACACCGGCCCCCGTCCCGCCCCGCACCGGCACGCGGATCGCCCGCATCGCCTACCCCTCCAGCACGTCCGAGACGCAATACGCGGCCATCAGCCTGCCCGCGGAGCCGTGGAGGGTGGAGGCATGAACACGCAAGCCCTCGATCTGCACGAGCTTGCCAATCGGCCCGGCTACGGGCGCGCGGTTCCCGACCTGATCAAGGCCGGCGCTTGGGATGAAAATCGCGGCGTTGAGCCAACCAAGTGGCGCGTCCACCTCGAAGTTCAGGTGATCGAAGACGACACCGAAATCGTGACCGTGACCGCCCGCAGCGAAGAAGAAGCCATGGCAGCGGCTGAGGCACAGCTTCGCGACGACCCCGACATCTACGCGGCCTGCGCCGTCGAAGCCGAGAGACTTGGCGAACAGCCCAGAAAGGATGCCGCATGAGCAGCACGATCACTCGGATGGACGGAACCCTCGCGCGCTACTCGGTCAATGGAGCATGCGGAGACGTGTTTGAAACCGACGACGATTTCGACGGGACAGTCCTGACGATCGAGGTCAGGTCCGAGTCGGAAGGCTACGCCTTGGCCGCCCTAATCGACAGCCAGGCCCGCGCCACCCTTGCCGCCGCTCAGCTGATGCGCGCCAGCCAATGCGCGCCTGCCGCCGAGGAAAGGACCGACAAATGACCACCCAATTCCCCACCCCCGCCGAAACCCTCCCCCTCGCCCAGCTCTACCTGCACGAGCTGAACCCGCGCAAAACGGTGACCGAGGCCGAGATCGAGGAGATGGCCGACAGCCTCGCCATGGGCGGGCTGCTGCAGAACCTGATCGGCCTGCGCCAGGGCCGCGCGAAGAAGACCGGCATCGTCGGCGGGGGCCGCCGCCTGCGCGCGCTGCAGCTGCTGGCAGACCGCGGCACCCCCTTGGGCGGGATCGAGGATTGGCAGGGCGCGATCCCCGTGCTGGTCACCAGCGACCCCGCGCAGGCGCTGGCCTGGGCCGCCGCAGAGAACGAGGCGCGCGCCGCTCTGACGCCCGCCGACGAGGTGCGCCTTTACCGCGATTTGGCCGAGCAGTCGCTGAGCCCCGGCGCCATCGCCCGCGCCCATGCCGTCAGCGAACGCCGCGTCAAGCAGCGCCTGCGGCTGGCCCGCCTGCCCGAGCCGGTGCTGGACGCGCTGGCCGCCGGAGAGATCGGCCCCGACGTTGCCGCCGCGATGACCGTCTCGACCGACGAGGCCGCGATCCTGTCGGTGCTGGAAGACGCGCGCGGCCGCGACGTCACCGCCCGGGCCGTGCGCGTGACCCTGACGAAACACGCCGTGCGCGGCGACGACCGCCTCGCCCGCTTCGTCGGGGTCGAGGCCTACACCGCCGCCGGCGGCGCGATCACCGAGGACCTGTTCGAGGACGAGCACGTGTTCGAAGATCCCGCCCTGCTGGACCGGCTGTTCTTCGCCAAGCTTGGCGGCGCAGCACAAGACATCCGCGACGACGAAGGCTGGGCCAATGTCACCGCCCACCCAGACGATTACCTGCCCTACGGGTTCGAGGGGAAACTGGTGCAGCTTCACCCCGATCCGGTTGACCTGCCCGAGGGCGACGCGACCGAGCTGGAGGCGCTGAGCGAGGCCGGCTACTGGAACCTGGACGACGCCCAACGCGCGCGGCGCGCCGAACTGGAAGAACGGACACGCGGCACCCTGACGCCCGAGCAGCGCGCCACCGCCACGATCTGGATCTATGTCGACCGGCAAGGCACGCTGCGCCGCTCCGACGCCTTTGCCCCGGCACAGCCCGCGAAGAAACCGGCCAGCACCACCACCGCCGACAGCATCAGCGGCGCACCCGAAGAGCCGCCCGCGCCCGCCCTGTCCGAGGCGCTGAAACAGGACCTCCGCGCGATCCGCACGCTGGCCCTGCAGCACGCCCTGATGCAGCCCGACAACCTGACGCTGGTGCTGGCCCTGCTGGCCCACGAGACGGACGGCGTGGCAGGCTGGAACCGCCTGCTTGGCCTGCGCTTCGAGACGCCGCACACCCGCGTCAGCGTAGACGAGGGCCTGACCCTGCCCGAGGCGCTGACCGAGATCGACGTGGACGGCACCGGCCCCGCCAGCGCCGAGGCGATCACCGCGATGCTGGAGGACGACACCTCTGCCCATCTCGAAACGCTGCAGGCCGTGCTGGCCCGCGCCGCCAGCGCCCGCCCTGACGACTACGGCCGCAAGATCGAGGCACTGGCCGAAACCGACATCCGCGCGCTCTGGCGGCCCACTCTGGCCAATTTCTGGGGCCGCTGCCGCGCGCCCTACCTCGATGCGGTGTGGGGCGAGCTGGGGCTGGCCGATTACGACGACCTCGCCGAGACCTGGAGCAAGGCCAAGACGAAAGAGAAGGCCGAAATCCTGGCCCGCCTGTTCGACCCCGCGTCCGGCGCGCGCGAGGCGGCAGGCCTTGGCCCGAAGGTGCGCGCCACCATCGACACCTGGCTGCCGGAGGAGATGAAATGACCAAGAACAAGCTGACCGATCTGAATGACCACCTGTTCGCGCAGCTTGAACGGCTGGCCGATGAAAGCCTCGATGCCGACCAGCTCGAGGCCGAGGTCAAGCGCGCGGATGCCATCGTCCAGGTCGCCGACCAGATCACGGGCAACGCCGAGCTGCAGCTAAAGGCGGCCAAGATTTTTGCAGAGCACGGCGCGACCGTCCTGCCCATGCTGCCGCAGATCGGGAAAGCCACGGAATGAAGGGCAGCCCGATAGAATACTCCGCCGAGGAGCTGGCGTGGATCGAGGCGCGGGCGCACCTGCCCCGGCGCGTCCTGCACACCGCCTTCGTCGTGGCGTTCGACCGGTTCGATGTCAGCCAATCCAACCTGACCGCGCTTTGCAAGCGGCGCGGCTGGCTGACCGGGCGCGACGGGCGGTTTCCGAAGGGGAATGTGCCCGTCAACAAGGGCCGCAAGGGGCACCACGCGCCGGGCAGCGAAAAGGGCTGGTTCAAGCCCGGCGAACGGCGCGGCGTGGCGGTCAGGCTCTACCAGCCGATCGGCACCGAGCGGGTCAGCCGGGACGGCTACCTCGAACGCAAGATCAACGACGACCTGCCGCTGAACCGCCGCTGGCGCGCCGTGCACCTGGTCGAATGGGAAAAGGTCAACGGCCCGCTGCCCGAGGGGCACTGCCTGAAATGCCTGGACGGAAACAAGCGCAACACCGACCCGGCGAACTGGCTCTGCATCCCGCGCGCGCTGCTGCCCCGGCTGAACGGGCGGTGGACCAAGGTGAAATTCGACGACGCGCCGCCCGAGCTGAAACTGACGCTGCTGGCCGCGGCGCGCCTGCAACACGCCGCGCGCGAGGCCCGGAAGGGAAAGAAGGAACACACCGAGCTTCCGTCGCGGTGACGGAAGGCGGGGCGGTGGATCAGTCAACCGCATGAAAGTGACCGATCGCGGGACACCGTCCCGTCAACGACAAGGACCGACCTTATGACCAAAATCGAATGGACCGAGCAAACGTGGAACCCCATCGTCGGGTGCAGCGTGGTCAGCCCCGGCTGCACCAACTGCTACGCGATGAAACTGGCCCCCAAGCTGGCCGCGAACCCCGCCACACCACACTATGCCGGCACGGTCGAATCCTCGCGCGCCGGGCCGGTCTGGACCGGAAAGGTCGCGCTGGCATCGGATGACGCCCTGACCGCGCCGCTGCACCGCCGCAAGCCGACCATGTATTTCGTCAACAGCATGGGCGACCTGTTTCACGAGGCTGTGCCCGACGAATGGATCGACCGCGTGTTCGCCGTCATGGCGCTGGCCCCGCAACACACGTTTCAGGTGCTGACGAAGCGGGCGGCCCGGATGCGGGAATACATCGCGCACATCAATGCGCACGTCGAAACGCGACACGAAATCATCGAGCGGAAAGCTCGGATGATGATTGAAGACGCCGATGCATGGATGACCGAAAGCTGGCCCCTCCCCAACGTCTGGCTTGGCGTCTCGGCCGAGGACCAGTTGAGGCTGAATATTCGCTGGCCAAACCTAGCTGCCACGCCCGCGGCTGTTCGGTTCGTTTCGGCAGAACCTTTGCTGGGGCCTCTTGATTTCAAGAATATCCGCGCGCCGCAGTCGATGAAGGTCGCGGACGCGCTGACTGGCCAATGGGATGACGGAATCGACGAGGGCCGGGACGCCTCGCTCGATTGGGTCATCGTCGGCGGCGAGTCGGGCCGGGGCGCGCGACCCATGCACCCCGATTGGCCGCGCGAGATTCGCGACCAGTGCGCGGCGGCGGGCGTGCCGTTCTTCTTCAAGCAATGGGGGGAGTGGTCGCCTGTTTGGATCGCAGAGGATGAAGTGGGCGATTTGACCGCCGCCTATCCGCTGGATGGGTGCTGCGACGACACTGATGCCCACCGGAGCGGAGAGTGTCGGTTTTGGCAAGGTGGTGATCTGGTGCACTGGCCGCTGCTGGACGCTTCATCCGCGACCCAATGGATCGGCGCGCGCCGCATCGGCAAGGCCGCCGCCGGCCGCCTGCTGGACGGGCGCGAGTGGAACGGGATGCCGGGGGTGGAAGCAACCAGCTGATGCCAGCCGCGCCCGTCAAGACGCCAACGCCGAAAAAGACGGCCCCACGCCGCCTGAGCCCCGAAGCGATGCGCGAGGCCGCCGAGGTCGCGGCGCAGACCGGCGTGTGCATCGTGATCGAGGCGGGTGGGAAGGTTTACAGGTTCGATCCGAACGCGCAATCTGCGGCGATTGGCGCCACGGAACGGGAACGGGCCCGATGCGACGCAGCGTTCGGACTATCAGAATGAGGGGGCTCTGGATTCATCCGCGATCCGGCCTGCCATATTTCCGGTCGCGCAAGGGTGGGCAGCTGCGCCTCGTGCCTCTGCCTGCCGATTTGCCTCACGATCACCCCGACTTCATCGCCGCCTGGTCCGCCGCCGCGCGCGAGGTCGTCCCCGAAAAGGCGTTCGCCGGCGGGACGCTTGGCAGCACATGGGCTGCCGTTCTGGCCTCGGACGCGGTAGACCGAGTCTCGGCCACCTACCGGGGCATCCTCGTGCGCCACTCAGCCCGGATCGTCGAGAAGGCGGGCGACGTGAAAGCGACGGCGATCCAGCCCAAGCACGTGCGCGCCGACATCGCCACCGCCACCGACAAACCCGCGCGACGCAAGGCGTGGCGGTTCTGGGCCGCCTACTGCATCGAGCGCGGCTGGATTGAGACCGATCCGACGCAGGGCGTGAAAGTAAAGAGCGCACCGACCACGGGGCACCCGACCTGGGCGCCGGACGACATCGCGGCATTCCGCGCGCGCTACGCGATCGGCACGACGCCGCGCGCGATCATGGAGCTGGCCTACTGGACAGGTGCGCGCCGGGGCGACGTTGTGCGGATCGGCGCCCAGCATGTCGGACGCGACGGGGTGCTGTCCTTCACCCAGGGAAAGACCGGCCAGCCCGCCTTCGTGCCGTGGACCTGCCCGCTGCCGGCATGGGCCGCCCACATGGAACCTGACCGCCAGACCTGTCTGGCCGCGATCGCGCACATGCGCGGCGACCTGACCTTTCTCAGCACGGCGCAGGGTCGCCCGCGCAGCGACAAGGCCGCGGGGCAGGTCGTGTCACAGGCCGCCCGCGCGATCGACCTGCCGCTCAGCCTGCACGGGCTACGCAAGGCCCGCGCTGTCGCGCTGGCCGAGGCCGGGGCAAGCCCGTCGCGAATCGGGGCATGGACGGGTCACGCGACGCTGACCGAGATCGCCCACTACACCCGAGAAATGGACCGCAGGCGCGCCGTGCAGGGGTAG